CCGTCCGGCGGGAAGAACCTTGAAGCTGCGAATCAGAGCGAGGAGACTTTCCCGCTCCCCCTTCTCAATGTAGCGGGGAGCCACAAGAGCAAGGTTTCCGTCTACTACACGTTCGGTCGTCTCCTCCCAAGTCTCCTGCTGCCCATCGGGCTTGACTCGGGAATATGTCCTCTTGAAGACGGTCTCTGCCGTCTCGGTGGAAAAGGTCATACGGTCACCCTTCGTAGATCTCGGTTCATCTGACGCGCCAAAGCGTCCACGGCTCGGTTAGCCGCCTTGCGCTCTGCGTCGTCGGCCGCAGGCAGGCCGTAGACGTACCGCTTCATGAGTACGGCCCTGGTCTGCTTTGGCAGCCGGTTGAGGCCCTTGGAGGCATCCATACGGGCCGTCATGAGGCTGTCGGTAATACGGGCCCTTAGGAGGTCGTCCTCACGGCCTATTAGCTGCCCCATCTCGTCGTCTGAGTAGACGAAGGTTTCAAGGGCTTGCCGGGCTTCCTGCGGCGTGTAGTAGTACTGGCCGTCCTCGACGTCCCGAGCGTCCCGCTCGGCTGACGCGTACTGGTTTCCCACCTTCTTGCAGAAGGCGTAAACGAACGCCTCATCGCCCCAGTGCTCCTCAAGGGATTGGCGACGCTCGTAAGCGTTCATCAGGATGTGCTGCTTTACGTCGTCCTTCTCAACGATGCTCCAGTTAAGAGCGATCGAGCGAGCGACCTTGTCAGCCACCTCCGCCATGTGGGCCCAATCGACTTGGGTCATGCTGCTTCCCCCCGCTTAGCGAAACGCCCCCCGGCGCCTCGCGCTACCTTTCCGAACCTGGTCCCCTCCACAACGAAGGAGCCGTCTCGGCGAATGTCGACGGCAACCGGCGATACGTCGTGGTCTCCGACGTAGAGAATGCCGAAGCCGGATTGCCAGTTGGCCACAGCCCCCGGGCCGAGGTATTGAGCCTTCCTCGGGTCCATCATGTGACCAACTTCCATTCCCCAACGCATTCCCCCGAGATGCGATGGGCCGTGACGGCGGATGCCCAGCCGGTGAGTGTGGCCCATAACCAGATTCATCGTGGCCTTGCTCGCATGTCCGTACGCAGTGGTTCCGGCGATGCTCGACAGGCCCTTGATCTCATGGCCGTGTATCAGTGCCGTGTCGGGCCCAACCTTGTGAAACGGCGGAGTCAGATCGATACCGAAGGCGTCGAAGTCCAGGAGCTTGGAGAAGTGGAAGTCATCGGCGTACTCGGCAAGAGCCGGGGCCTTGGCACTGAGGTACGTTCTCGGCCGAAGGTCGTGGTTTCCCTCAAGGATTCCGAAGGGCCCGCCATAGACGGCCCTGATCGGCTCCAGGACGCGTTTCTTGGTGACGTCCGAGTCGCTACGAACCTGCTGCCGGTACTCGTAACGAGTGCCCTCGTTCCACCGGCTAGGGGTCTCGTAGTCGTTCAGGTCACCGATCTGGTACAGCTCGTCAGGCTGATAGTCCCCAATGAACCCGATGACGTTGTTAAGTGCCTTCGGATCTTGGTACGGAACCTGAAGGTCCGATAGAACAACTACACGCTTCAAATGGTCTCCCCCGTAGCCTTTGCGTACGCCTCTCCCCAAGGCATTTTCTGATCCTGAGCGCCTTGGAAATTGTCCAGTATTCTTGCGGTCTTCCGGCTGGCTCCGTCAACAACAAGCCGAAGTATCTGGAGAGCGGACTTACCTTCATGCTTGCGGAGTTCCTCCAGTGGAACGCCGAGCCGGTGAAGTACAACGCCGACCCCACACCCGGCACCCACGTTGTTCCCCTCTTGGTCCTGGTGGACGTAGAAGCAGAAATCTCCGTCGAGCATGTACTCAGGTGCCGAATAGGTGTACTCGGGGCGCTCGGAAACAACTTCCTTGAGCATGGACAGAACCTGAGTGTCGGTAGCCGTGACAGTCACTTGCCGTCCTCCTGGATCAGTTCAAAGTCAGCCCGATAGATGGCGTGCGGCGGAACAAAGACGTAATGCCCAGGGCTCTCCTCGACACAGAAGCCGTCCTTAAGGAGGATGTTCGAGCCCTCAGAGACTTCCTTCTTCCACTCTTCAGGATCGACGTCTTCCAGAGACGTAGAGAAGTACGCCCCCTTCCCCTCAGCCGTCTTGTGCTGAATGGTGATTAGAAGCTCAGCCATTACCCTTCACCTTCTCGATCCGCTTGATTTCCCGCTGGACGTACCAAGCGGCCTTCCTGAGGTCTTCCAGTTCCGTATCCGGGCTCTTCAGTCCGGCCCGGCACAGGTACTTCACGGCGTTGCCCCGGTTAGTCATCAGGTGCTCGATGAGGTCAATGACCTCCAGGCCGTTCGGCAGCCACGTGTAATGGCTCGGGCTGTTGACGTTGTCGGCAGCTCCTTTGGGACTCCAGGGCTCCAACTCGGCCTCTCCAAAAGCCAGGTGCTTTGAGCTGCCGTCCTCAAAGAGCAACTTGACGTAATACGGGTATGGAGCTGTGTAGGCAGCATTGACGGCAGCGATAGAGCCCTCTATGCCCTTGTTCTCTCCTCCGCCTATGAGACGGACCTTGTCACCGGCCTTGAATCTCACAGCCCGATCCTTTCCAGAAGAGCCCCAGGGCCCTCAAGCAGGTAAGTGGAGTTGGTGTCGAGGTTCCCCACCATTTCAATAATCTTGGCGTTGGGCATCTCTGCCGCAAGGGACTCCATGAACTTGAATCCGGCTGAATCCTCAGAGATGAGATATACGGCCTGGTATCCCCTGAGAGCTGGAGTCCAGTAGTCCCGCCATGTACCGGTACCAGGGGCGCCGATAGCCGGGACGCCTGCGGCCTTCCAGGTCATGGTGTCGAACTCCCCCTCAACCACCACTAGGAAAGGGGACGGCTCAATGAGCGCTGGAGTGTTGTAGATGCGGGGCGGGTCTCCGGGAAGTGTCAGGTACTTCCCGTGCCCTTCGTGCTGCTCTTTCTGCTGCTTCTCAAAGAAGTACGTCCCGTCACTGTCCTTGACGCACTGATCAGCGACGCAGCGGAAACGAACAGTTGCGACGGAATCGTCTCCGCCTGAAGGCCTCAGGTACGGGATGGTAAGGAAGCCAGTGAACCGCTCATGTCCAGGTATCGCCGAAGCGACATACCCCAGACCGAACCCCGCTGCCACTTCGTTTAGGCCTCGTGCCTTGACGTAGGCCTGAGCCGGACTGTCCTCGTACATCTTGTGGTATGTCCGGGCTACCTCCATCGAATTCGCTATGCGCAAATTCTTTGGCTTCAGTGAAGCCACATTTCCTCTCCCTCATGATCACTGCGTAGGAATCTTCAGACAAGTTGCATCCGAAGCAGTTCCAACGTTGTTTATCCAGGTCCACGCTTGCGGAGGGATTTGAGTCCGGATGGTCTGGGAGGGGGCAAGGAATCTTCACTCGCCCCCTCACGGCCTTCGTCTCGAACCCATAGAAGTGCGCGAGGACCCTACCGATTGACGGCTTTGACTGGGATTCGCTCACCGGCTTCTCTCATCAGAAACGGTAGGTCGGAGCCTTGCTGACAAACCGAGCGGACCCCGAGTACTGCCGCTGAATCTCCGATCCGCCGATGCTCAGACCAGCCTTGGTAAATGCGCGGTAAACCGCGTCCGTGTGCTTGCGGGGAGAGTCCGTAGAGCTGCCCGTCACATTGCCCGCGAGGACCATGAGGGCAAGCGCCTCTTCCTTGGTGAGCGTCAGGGTGTACGCCGGAACCTTCTCGGTCTTGGTGACGAGCTTCTCAATGGTGGTGTTCTTGACCTCAGCCATTTTCGTTCCCCTTGTCGAATGTGTATCTAGGTCCGAGGGCTTTCCAAGCCGGATAGTCCTCTAGGTAGTCCGCTGCCCGCCTTAGAACCTCTGGCCGGTCCCTAGCCCCCCGTGCTAGGAGCTGGCCGTTACAGCGGGCACACAAAAGGCCGCGTACCGCCTCTGTCTTGTGACAGTGGTCCACGGCCAAATTGGTTGTGCGTGTCTCTCGACAGATTGCGCAGCGACCATCTTGGTAGTCAAAGAGTTTCTTGTACTCGTCTGCGGTCAATCCGTAGGTGCTCAGTATTCGATTGTTTCGCGCTGCCGTCCGTCTACTGGATTTTCGGCAGAAAGAACAGGTCTTCCCCCGAGGAGTAAAGAACTTCTCCGACCTGTTCTTATCGCACTTCTGACATTGCCGGTATCCCTTTTTGGGTTCGGCCATCAGCCCCCCGTTCGCATGACCCTTTCAAGCCGTGCCATGTCCTTCTCCTGAGCGCCGGTGTCCACCATGAGGAAGAGATTGAAGAGAGGTACAGCCGTCAGGAGGCCCCGAGAGGGCACGCTGATGACTGCCGTCTTTACACCACCCTTGGCAGCACTGGTGAGGTACCGAGAGAGCTTGTGCAGGTGGAGGGCCCTAGGGTTGTCCACTCGCACGATGACGGCAGCGCCTTCGGTGTCGACCTTGGACAGATCGAGGTCCGGGAACTTCTTCTCCAGCGAGAACCCGAATTCCTTGGTGGCCGTGAATCCGCCCGTGTGCGTCTTCTTGACCGGTGCTGCCGTGCATCCCTTGAACATGGTTGCTCCCCAATTCCCGCGACTCAAGTGATTTTTAGACGAGACCTGGAATGTCTTCGTCGATCTCTTCCAACCGCAGATTGCTGCGGTTCAGCCGGAAGCTGGCAAATGTGTTTCCGCTCGAATCCTCGAAACCGTCCCGGTTCTTGACCGGCGACACGTGGAGTATCCGGGAGTTCATCCCGTCAATCTCCTTGTGAATGGTGAGGATCACGTTAGGCACTCGGTGCACCTGCCCCTTTACCCCGCTGAGCGGGATAGGAGACAGCCCATCGGAATGTATTCCCGTGACGTGGTGCAGTCCTAGCACATGAGCGTTTGTGACTCTAGCCATTTCCGAGAGGTACTCACACAGGCCTTCAAGACCGAATGTGTACGACTCGGCATCACCCACGACTCCCGTGTCAACGTTTGTGATGTTGTCCACGATAATCAGGTGGGGATTTACGTTGTAGACCTCGTAATAGCACAGGAGGTCTCTCTCAATGTCACTCGGCTTTGGCCTCGCGTCGTAGTTGTAACGCATCCACCAACGAGCACCGAGCACCTTTGCGTACTCGGAGAAGTCTCCGCCAAGGAGAGCATCCTTCACGACCTTGACGTCATCGCCCGTGATCATGGCGGTTGCTCGTGCCGTCTGTGTGGCAGCGGACGAGTCCGCCGAGAAGTAGAAGGCAGGGATATTGCCCTGAGTTGCCAGCATGGCAGCAAAGAGCGACTTACCCGTACCGGGTCCGGCTGCGACCAAAGAGAACTCGGCCCGCCGGAACTCGACCTCAAGCCTTGAAAGGCTCTTGAAACTGTGGGGGATCGGCTCCCCTGCCGCACCCCTGATGTCTACTGACTGCGCCAGTGAGTACACCGCTTCCCCTCCCTTCTGTACCGAGCCCCCGCATCACCGCAACCTAACCCGTGAGGGATAAAAAAAAGCCGCCTGATCAGCGGGGGATCTAGCTGGAGCATATGCCTGCGGCAGTGTCACCGCAACCTGAATATCTAACGCCTTTTGAAGGTGCACGAGTGCGAAACGTCACAGAAGCGACAGCCGAATCCCGGATTGGCCGGGAAGTCACCGCGCTTTACACCTGCGTCCATGTCTGCGTACTTCTGTCCCACTTCGTCTTCAGAGACCTGGGAGAGGTCGAGGGGGCGGGACAGACCGTTTTTCTTGGCCATGTACCAATCCCCCTTGTTGACCACCAGGCCCAACGCCTTGCGTACGAGGATGGCGTACGTCTGAAGCTGAAATTTGGACTTGGTACTGCCGGTCTTGAGGTCCCGGATCCTCACGGAGTCGTCCGGCTCCTGAGGGAGCTGGTCTATGTAGCCCTGCACCTGCACGCCGCCTATCTCGGCCTGTAGGTGCAGCTCGACCCCAGGACGCCCCTGAGGGTCCTTCCAGAGGCTTGGGCCGTGGTCCTTGGACCAGGAGACGTACGCCTTGGTTTGGTCCCGTCCTAGGATGTACCGAGCCTCAATGTCCGTGCCGCCGTCCGGTCCGGCCGTCAGCCACTTGGAGAGGTCGGGCTCCTTGTCCAACTCCTTGTTGATGCGCTCGGAGTAGTCCTGACTGAACAGCTCAGCCGTGGACTCCTCGCCAAGGCGCCTACCGCCCATCTCGAACGTTTCGATGGCCGAGTGGAAGGCGTTTCCCTGCATAGACCAAGCAGCCGGGCTAGGGGTAACCCCCTCAACCCGGCGTAGGTAATAGGCGTACGCGCACTTGTCTAGATACTGCTCCGTCTGCGAGACAGAGCGTGTCATCGTGCGTATTCGGTTATATCGCTCAGACAAGCACAGTCCTCCTTGTTTTGCTGTCAGGGCACCCCGGGTGCACCACGTGCACTTGGAAAGTACTCGACATGGCAAGCGCCGGATGCGGCCTCCCCCAATACGAAGTTTCCAAGACTCGTGTACGCCACGGCTCCCCCACTTCCACCCCCAAGGCTTCGAGGGCGTCTACGTCCTCAGGAAACACGCAATCGGACTCGACCACAAGGAAATAAGTCCCCGCTTGAAGGGAGACAACCCTCGTAATGATGAGGCTCTCGGAGTGGTACTCCTCCACGCTGGACACGATCTTTGCTGCATGTATACCCGCGATAGCCTCTTCCCGCGTGGACCAGTGAAACGCAACCCCCCCACCAACCGTGCTGAGCGGGCTCCTGCCGTAGAAGTCGGCTAGGGCTCCCTCGTGGGGCACGTCTTCCCTGTGGCGTATATGCGGGTGAGGGCTGCCCGTCGACGTGGGTTCGTCCTGGCCGTCTCGCATCAGCATGTTCATGTGGCCTTGGTGACCTCTCCGCCCTGCCGTTCGACCCGCTATCGAACGTGCGTACGGTTCAACCGTTCAACGACTCTAACCAGCAGCCACCGGAACTTCTCACTCCTTTTCTGAGTGACTCATGTCACATCTTCACAGCTCGTTCACAGTACAACCAAAAGAGGCCCGGACAGGTCATAGCCTGCCGGGCCTCGCCGTTCCCGCCCTGTTGACGCTTGTGTCAACAGGTGATCTTCACACACCAACTCCCCGCCGTGGGACCCCTGCTTGGGCCGAGTTACCCCTCCTCCTGGGCTAGGTCATCCACGAAGTACGGCGCCCCTGGCCCCATCGGTATGCCGTCTGGCCAGCGGATGACCAAGCGGCCGTCTGAGGGCTGTCGGGACACGTATCGGAAGCCTGCGCCCTCTGCCAGCTCCAGGACGTCCCCGTTCCGCACGCGGTTGAGGAAGGCTTTCAGGTCTGCCTCTGCCCGCTCACTCAGGGACTGACCCATACGCCTCATCAGGTAATACCTCAGTCCCCTGAAAGGCGCTTGGTTCGTTAGTCGTCTCTTCTCTGGGTGATTCGCAATGTCCCATGGCAGGACAGCAGTAACAGGGCTCTCGGGACCCTTGTGCTTAATCCCCATCTTGTCGAACCGCTTGTAAACGGCCTCGGGGGTCACGTGATAGCTCCGCGCAATCTCAACGCCAGTCAGGCCAGCGGAAAGGAGCTGTTGCAATTCGAGATCGCTTTCAGGAAGTGCAGCCACCGTTTATCTTTCCTTTGGTCTGTTTAGTGTTGAATTTCCTACCGCTAGAGGGTCCCCCCCTCCGAGCCGTACGGACGTGTCGTGTCCGTACCTTACGTAACGATCATGTGAGGGGTGGCGCTCATACATGGTGATGTGACCTAGCTCTCACTGTAGAGGACTCGTGTCCGAAGGGGTAGGAGAGGACACCTACATACCTAGTGAGAGAACAAGTAAGTAGCTAAATAAACACTCTGTCCACTCACTAGTAACTTAGAGTACTCACTAAAGTTGAGCAATACACGATTTAGTTAGAGTTTGGTTAGACACCCTTAGTCATATCTGTCTTCCCTCTGTTGAGTCTCCCCGGTGTAGCAAGTCGCCTAGGTAGAGAGCCAGTTGGGACAGCGGCCCCGGCGCTAGACCAGCACCCGCCGGGGCCGCCCACTCTCCGTCCGTTGCCTGCCAACAACGTGATCATGAAGTGAGGTGCAGCCGATGCCCCGTGCCGCCTCCATCTGCTACGTCCGTGGGTGCACTTCCAGGAGCGCATACCGTGGCCGATGCGTTACACACGCTCCACCTGCCTGGGAGGCAAAGAGCGCCAGGAACAGCCAGCAGGGACCAGCTCAGAGAGCTTGGAGCCGGGTTGTCCGGCCTCGTGCCCTGGCTCGTGACGGCTTCGCCTGCGTCCTCTGTGGGGCTCGTGAGCGCCTGGAGGTAGACCACGTGCAGCCCATTGCCAAGGGGGGCGCATGGACCCTGGAGAACGCTCAGACGCTCTGCGCTGACTGCCACAGGGAGAAGTCAGTACGAGATCGACACACGTAATGCCCTCCTTGTGGGAGGGAAACGGCCCTTAGCTCAGTCAGGGGAGAGCACCGGAGTGAAATCCCGGGCGCGGTGGTTCAAGTCCACCAGGGCCGACGCAATGGCCATTAGCTCAGTCAGGTTAGAGCACCGCCCTGATAAGGCGGGGGTCCTAGGTTCAAATCCTGGATGGTCAACTAGGAGTGATTCACGGTCCTACTCCTATGTCTAAACTCTTCCCGTGTGCACTTTCCGGTACTGCATTGAGAAACCGGTACGCCTTCTTAGCTCAGTGGTCTAGAGCGTCCGCCTGTCGAGCGGAGGGCCACCGGTTCGAATCCGGTAGGGGGCGCAAGGAGAGAGGCTAGGTTGGTGGGTACCAACGCCTGACGCAATTGGGTGGTTGACCTCCTGGGGTTCGAGTCCCCGGCTTCTCTCTTGGTCAATGACGTGTAGCTCAATGGCAGAGCAGCGGCCTGTTAAGTCGCGTGTTGCTGGTTCGAGTCCAGCCATGTCAGCAGAGGGGTAGCTCCCCGTAGCCTGAAACTCCCCCTGATCAGGGGACGGACGGCTAGCGCGTTTCGTCTAGTGGCTCAGGACTCCGGGGGTGACCCGGTAACACGGGTTCGAATCCCGTAACGCGCCTACATTCTCTGTTCGTACAACGGCAGTACACCCGACTCTGGATCGGGTAATCGTGGTTCGAATCCATGGCAGAGAGCTTTAGCGGGATAGCGCAGTTGGTAGCGCGCCGGGCTCATAACCCGGAGGTCACGGGTTCGATCCCCGTTCCCGCCACTTCGGTTCAGTAGCTCAGTTGGTAGAGCGGGGGACTCTTAATCCTCTGGCCGTAGGTTCAAGTCCTACCTGAATCACTTTGAATCTGTAGCTCAGCGGCAGAGCATCGGGCCTACACCCCGAGTGCCGAAGGTTCGAGTCCTTCCAGATTCACGGAGCAAGAGACATATGTAGGGCATGCACTCCCCTGGCGCTGGTAGACAGCGGCTCTCTCGCAATGGGTGGTTGTGTCAACTGGAAGCACGCTCGGTCTCCAAAACCGAGAGGCGTCGGTTCGATTCCGGCCCGCCCAGCCATCTGGCTATAGCTCAGTAGGTAGAGCGCTCGCTTTGGGAGCGAGAGGCGGCAGGTTCGAGACCTGCTAGTCAGACCATCCGGCCCCCTCGGTGGGGGCCGTTGTTGTTACTACATCACGGGGGTTGATGCAGGAATGCACGAGGACGACCAGGCCCAGGACGGCCCACGCCTGCGGGACGCTGGACAGCCCAACAGGGCTGAGCGGGAACGCAGTTGGCGACAGGAAGCCCTGTGGGAGCTGGACGACCTCGCAGACCTGTACCCGGTCCTGCCGGTGGTGAGGCTGTGACACGAGGTCCCGCACCGAAGGACAACGCTGTGCGCAGGAACGTCCACCAGCACGCTCAGGAGCTGTCCAAGGAGGCCCAGCCGGGCCGAGAGCTTCCCAGGGTCCTGGGAGTCACCACAGGGGGCGCTAAGCGCTTCTGGAAGACGTGGTCAACGGCTCCTCAGACAACCACTTGGGTTGATACCGACTGGGCTGAACTTGAGATCACTTGCAAGTTGGTTGACGAGTTTTTCAAGGGTGATACGAAGCTTGCCGGTGAAATCCGTCAGAGGGTTGCCAAGTGGGGCGCCACGGTCGAGGACCGTAACCGTCTGCGTATGAAGCTTGAGGACCCCGAGGACGACTCTGATAACGAGGCGCCGGCTGGGGGTCCCCTAGAAACTCAGATAACCGATGAGGCGCTATTCAAGTTGCTTACTGAAAACTGAACAGGTGGTGAGGCCCCTTGCAGACTGGAAATCTGCCTGCGGGGGTTCCGAAGCCCAGTGAAACCCTGGGCTACGCCATTATTCGTTGGTGTCAGAAGTACATCGTTCAGCCTGACGGAGACTCGGCCGGTGAGGCTTGGAAGTTTACTCCCGAGCAACTCCGCTTTGTGCTCTGGTTCTATGCCATTAACCCTGACGGTTCCTGGAAGTACGCGGCTGCCACGCTAAGGCGGGCAAAGGGTTGGGGTAAGACCCCTCTCCTCGCAGCTCTCGCAATTGTTGAATTCCTCGGTCCCTGTCGCTTCAGCCACTTTGACGCCTTCGGCCTCCCTGTCGGCAAGCGTGTCCCTCTGCCTGTTGTGCAGATCGGTGCTACAGCGCTCGACCAGACTGAACAGACCGTCGACTTTATCCGAGGCATGCTGTCGGAGTCTCCAGCTGAGAAGGAATTCGGGCTAGAGATCACCAAGTCCACGATCCAGTTCAAGTCTGGTAAGCCCGGAAGCATCCGGCCAAAGGCCACCGCGGGGCGTACTAATGAGGGAAACAGGCCATCGTTTTGTCTGATGGATGAGGTCCATCACTGGGTTTCCTCGAATGGGGGCCCGGACTTCTACCAGACGTTGAAGCGAAACATTGAGAAGACGACCAAGGCCGGTTCTCGGTGGGTCTGCACGACCAACGCTTTCAACCCCAACGAAGACTCTGTGGCTCAGATCATCTTTGAGTCTGACATGGTCGCTCAGGGCTATTGGCTCTATGACTGCCTTGAGGGCGGCATAGACGTTGAGAACATCCGTGATGAGTCCCTGGTCCGTAAGGCCCTCATAGAGGCCTACGGAGACGCCTCCTGGGCTGACATCGACGGTCTTACGAGGACGATCCTCTATGACCGTACGACCCCTGACAGCACCTATTGCCGGTTCTTCTTCAACCAGATCGCGGAGTCTTCCGACGGTTGGATGAGTAAGACGGAGTGGGATGCCTGTTTCTCCGACACGGACCCGATCATGCCGGGCGATCAGATCGCTATCGGCTTTGACGGAAGTATCCGAGGAGACTCAACAGGGCTTGTGGGAGCCAGGCTGAGGGACGCCAAGGTATTCGTCCTGGACGTCTGGGAGCGTCCTGAGAACGCTCACGACGACTGGGAAATTGACGTCCTCGCAGTAGAGGCCGCAGTCAAGCGAGCCTTTGAGACGTACCGGGTCGAGTGGTTCTACGGTGACCCGCCTTACTGGCAAGAGGCCATCGGGCGGTGGTCAATCGAGTATGGCGATGATTACGTCTTTGAGTTCTGGACCAACAAGCCAACGAGGATGACGCAAGCCATTGAGCGTCTCCGTAGTGCTGTGACGGTCGGGGACCTTAAACATGAGAACGACCCGAAGCTAACCCGGCACGTCCTTAATGCCGTTACTCGTGAGGTCCCTCAAGGGATTCTGATTCAAAAAGACAGTCCGCGCTCTAAGCGGAAAATTGACCTTGCTGTTTGCGCCGTACTCGCTATGGAGGCACGCGCCGATGCCATCGCAGATGGACGACTCAAGATACGTAGGAGCCGCGTAGTGGGCTTCTAAGGAGGCCTGCCTATGATCGTGCCACCAGGAAGCCATACGGCTTTTATCGGCAAGCCTGAGACTCCAGACCAGTGGCTCATGTACCTCTATGGGAAGCTCCCTGGTCCTAATCATCCGTCTAAGGACTTCAGCAAGTACTACCAGGGCGATCAGCAGAAGCTAGCGTTCTCTCAGATGCGCTATAAGGCTGCGTTCTCCAGCGTCTTTGAACAGTGGCGAGACAACTTCTGCGGCATGATCGTGGATGCCACGAACGAGCGTCTCAACGTCGACAGCTTTCGTATCCCTGGCGAAGAGGGCACGGACAAGGATGCTCGGGTCTTCTGGCAGCGCTCCTCAATGGATGCCTACTCCAACTCGGTTCATCTTGAGGCCCTGATTCAGGGCAAGGCCTACGCAGTTGTCTGGGCTGACAAGGATGGGGAGCCGACGATTACGCCGGTATCGCCTGACCGTATGGCCGTCTGCTACAAGGCCGGTTCCCTCTGGGAGCTGGAGGCCGCAGCACGGTTCGAGATGGACTCATGGGGCCGTCAGCAGGTGACCTTGTGGACTGAGGAATACGTCTACGAGGTTGCCTACGGAACGCTTGAATGGGACCGAGGCACGAGGCAGCCCAACCCATTGGGTGTCGTTCCTGTGGTGCCATTTGAGAACCGCTCTCGCCTGATAGGTGAGCCGTTCTCTGATCTCGCTAACGTCATTCCCATTCAGGATGCCATCAACAAGACCGTCATGGACGCTCTGACGGCTTCCGAGTTTGCTGCCTTCCCTCAGCGCTTTGTGACCGGCCTGGAGATCCAGGAGGACGCTAACGGCAATCCCATTGAGCCGTTCAACGTCGGTCACGACAAGCTCTTGCAGGCCGAGGACCCTAACGCCAAGTTTGGTTCCTTCGCTGCTGCTGACCTCAAGAATTACGTAACCCTCGTAGACATGCTCGTCCAGCACCTTGCGAGTGTTAGCCGGGTACCGTCCCATTACTTCCTGGTCAACTCCTCCGGAACTATCTCCGGTGAGGCCATCATTTCGGCTGAGGCTGGACTCGTGGCCAAGGTCCGGGAACGAATGCTGCACTTCGGTGAGTCCTGGGAAAGGATCATCCGCTTGTGCTTCGCCGTGAAGGGCGACAAGCGCAAGGACGCTTTCGAGATGGAAACTCGTTGGCGTGATCCCGAGTACAGAACTGAAGCGCAACACATTGATGCCCTGCTCAAGCTTAAGCAGCTCAATGTGCCTGAAGAGGTTCTCTGGTCTGAGGCTGGTTTCACCGCTGCCCAAATCGACTCCTTCCGCGAAATGCGTAAGGACGACGCTAAGGCACAGGCTGAAATCCAAAAGCTTCTGCCACAGCCGGAACCTCAGAACCCCTCCGCCTCCAAGCCCCCTCAGGGCAACGCCGGTAATGCAAACCGGAAGATCAACGAGGCCAAGTAACGACCTGCCGAAATGGCGCTAGGTCCCTTCCGAAATGGAATCCCATATGACGACTCAGAATGAACCTGGTCAGCAGGCCCCAGCCACTACCGAGGGCAATCCTCCTGTAGCTCCTGTGGTCACTCCTCCGGTTCCGCCGGTTACACCGGCTACGCCGACTGTTGAGGAGCTGACTACCGACCGGGACCGGTGGAAGGCGCTCTCTCGCCAGAACGAGACGAACTACAACACCACCCGCACAGAGCTTCAGCAGCTCCAGGCAGCCCAGCAGGCAGCCATTGAGGCCGCTAAGACCGAGGGCCGGACGTCCGCGCTCGGAGAGGTCTCTACAGAGCTGGTCACGGCAGAACTTCGGCTCCAGGCCGTGACTCTTGGTGCGGAACTTCCCGACCTCAAGTTTCTGGACCTTGCCCAGTTCAAGGGCGAGAACGAGCGTCCCAATGCGGATGCGGTCAAGCAGTTCATTGAGTCGCTGCCTAAG